ACCCTTACTCCAGGAACACTAGAGACCGCTGTATCAGGCGAATCATTCCGTGAGACTCTCGCAGATGACGCAACATACACAAACGTGGGTTATACAATGAACGGCCTTGAACTGCAGTTCCAACCTGACTTCGGTGAAGTTAGAGTGGACCAGATTCTTGACGTTGCAAAACTTTACAAGCAGGGAATGCAGGTTAACCTTGCAACTGCTTTTGCTGAGGCTACACTAGAGAACTTGCTTCTCTCACTAGCATACAGCGACGCACAACTTACAGGAAACAAGTCAACATCAGCAGGACAGGCACTTAACCTTTCTGCAGGTGAACTTGGTGAATGCCCAGTTGAGCGTGGAATTGTAGCAGTCGGACCAGGAACAGGTGACTGTGCTGAGTCTGCTTACATTGAGCGTGTCTACTCTGCATACCGTGCACTTTCAATTGAAAATGTTACAGTATCTGCAAAGCGTGATGAAGCATCAATGTTTGAAGTTTCATTCCGTCTTCTTCCAGAAGATGCATCAGGATCATACGGTAAGATCGTAGATCGTACTTGGACTCCTGCTTCATAATTTAATATAAATTAGCGACTAGGCCTGTCTCTTCGGAGGCAGGCTTTGTTGTTTTATGCTAGAATAGATTGTATATGGCTACTATAGTTTATTCTACAAAAACAGTTGAAACAGTTGATGGCATTCATATAGAAATGTCACCTTTAAAGATCAAGTATCTTCGTGAGTTCATGGAGAAGTTTGACGGAATGCAGACTGTACAAAATGAGCAAGACTCTTTGCATATTATTACAGAATGCGTAAGGGTTGCTATGAAACAGTATTACCCATCGTTATCTGGTAGCGTAGAAGACATTGAGGATAATTTTGATATGCCTACAGTCTACTCTATAGCAGACTTTGCTGCTGGCATTAAGGTTAAAGAAGACTCTGATGAATCAATTAAAGATCAGGCAGAAAAATCATTAAAATCAAAAGCAGACAAAGAAGGTGTTACTTGGAAGAGTTTAGATTTAGCCAAGTTGGAATCTGAAATATTTTTGCTCGGCATTTATAAAGATTATGATGAATTAGAAAGATCACTATCTATGCCAGAACTCATGTCTACATTAGAAGTAATGAGAGATTTAGATTATCAAGAAAAGAAATTTTTAGCAGCAATGCAGGGTGTAGATTTAGATAAGGAGTCTGGTAAAGATAGAGGCCAGAAAGAGTGGGAAGACATGAAGGCTAGAGTATTTTCTAAAGGTCAGGCTGATAATTCAGATGATGTGCTGTCACTACAAGGTCCAAAAGCAAAGCAATTAGGCTTCGGAATTGGGCTTGGACTAGATTATGAAGATGACAGAGATCCCTCTCTTATGCTATAATTAACTTAACCTAATTAGGAGGGGTAAATGGCAACAACTGTCCATGAAGAGAAAGTCGTCACATTAATTGACGGCACAAAGGTTAAAGTACGACCGTTGAAGGTATCACTTCTTCGTCCGTTTATGAAGTCATTTGAAGGCCTTGGAGCAGTCCAGGCAGATAATGATAAGTCAATGGATGTACTTGTTGAATGCGTACAAATCGCAATGAAGCAGTACAAGCCAGAATTGGCAGAAGACGTTGAGAAGTTGGAAGATCTACTTGATCTACCTACAGTGTACGAAATCATTGAAGCAGCATCAGGTATTAACTTGACTGATTCAGCCTTGCTTGCTCTCGCAGCACAAGAATAAAATTAAATATAGGAGATCATGGTTGGTTAAATGGCGGATATAAATAGCAATATTTTTATAAATATTGATACTGTTCAAGCCATGTCTGCACTTCGTGGACTGGATAAGCAGTTATCCGCATTTAACCGTTCCATGGTTGTTGGAACACGTGCAGCAGCAGCAGCACAGGCAGACTTCACAAGATCACTTCTTCATAACGTAAATGCTACTGGAGCCTTTACTGCTTCAACAGCAAAAATGTCTACATCTGTTGATCAGTTCTCAAGAAGACTTGATGCTGGCAAGTTATCGCTTAGAGAATACTATAGATATAGTATGGCCTCTTCCAGAACTTTTGGAAGATTTTTCGGTAAAGAATTTGAGACAGTAAGCAGTCTCGTACAAAAGAGAGTAAAGACTCTACAGACTCAATATGTAGGATTGGGTAAAGATGCCCAGGGTGCGCTAAATGCAATGCGTATGACCCCAAAGAAGTTAAATTATAATGATCAACTAACAAGAATGCAGATGGTTATTCAGCGTCAGCAGATAATGAATAAACTTCTTAATGATGGTTCTGTACGACTTCTAAACTTTGGTAAGAATACCCAGTGGGCTGGCCGTCAGTTGATGGTTGGTTTTACAATACCTCTGGCTATGTTTGCTGCTTCAGCAATCAAGAGTTTTAAAGAGATTGAAACTCAGGCTATTCGTTTTAAGAAGGTTTATGGAGAAATTTTTACAACACAGGGCGAAACAGAAACTGCCCTCAAAAATATGCAGAAGATTGCAGATGAGTACACAAAGTATGGTCTTAAGGTATCTGAGACTATCAAGACAGCAGCAGATGCTGCAGCAGCGGGTAACGCTGGAAAAGACTTAGAAGAAGTAGTAAGACAAGCAAACAAACTTGCAGTTCTTGGTGGCATTGCTCAAGATAAATCACTAGAAACAATTGTTGCACTTAAGAATGCTTTTGGAATTACTGCAGCAGAACTTGGAAAGAATATTGACTTCCTGAACGCAGTTGAAAACCAGACAGTCCTCACCCTTGAGGATATGACAGAAGCCATTCCAAGAGTTGGTCCAATTATTCAACAACTTGGTGGAGATGTTAAAGACTTAACTGTATTCCTTACAGCAATGAAAGAAGGAGGCGTAAGCGCAGCACAAGGCGCAAACGCACTTAAATCTGGTCTTGCATCTTTAATTAACCCATCTACTGCTGCTGTAAAGGCAACAAACGCACTTGGAATTAACCTTAAAGCAATTGTTGAAAGTAATGCTGGAGACCTTAAAGCAACTGTTATGCAGTTTGCAAGTTCTCTTAGTACACTCAACGATCTTCAGCGTGGTCAGATTATTGAAAAGATTTTTGGTAAGTATCAGTTTGCAAGACTTTCTGCAATGTTTAATAACATTACAAAAGAAGGAACTCAAGCAAACAGAGTTATGAAATTGTCGGTTGCATCAGCCGAAGAACTTGCAATCCTAAGTCAGCGAGAAATGAAGACTCAAGAAAATTCTGCAATGAATAAGATGCAATCTCAGATTGAAAAACTTAAGGCTTCTATTGCTCCAATTGGTGAACTCTTTGCTAAGATCCTCACACCAGTTATTGAATTCTTTGTTAAATTGTTTAACAAGTTTAACGAAATGCCAGAAGGCTTTAAGAAGATTGTTGGTATCATTATTGGTGCTGTTGCTGGTATTGGTCCAGTAGTTCTTATGACTGTTGGTCTTGTAGCCAATGGTATTGCAAACCTTATGAAAATGTTTAACCTTGTTCGCCAAGGGTATCAAAGATTAGCATACGGAACTAAAGATGCAGCATTAAATACACGCTATATGACTCAAGAAGAACTTGAGAACACAGCAGTAACTAATGCAATGACAACAAGTCACCAGAACCTTTCTGCAGCATATGTACTTGAAGCATCAAGTCTTAAGGCTTTGACTGCTGTTTATCAGCAAGCAAATGCTGCAATGATGACATTCTCTAAGAATAATCCTGGAATGTTTATGCCAAAAGCCCCTATGGGTGGTGGCATTGCTCCAAAGCGTTATAACAAGGGTGTGTCATATGTACCAGGTACAGGCAACACAGATACAGTACCAGCAATGCTTACACCAGGTGAAGCAGTTATTCCAAAGGGAATGGTTGAAAAGCATGGTGGTTTGATTAATGCAATTGTTGGAGACTCGGTTCCAGGACATATGTATGGTATTCGTTCAGTATTCCCAATGATGGCTGCTGAACCAACAGTTGTTGGCAAACTAAGTTTTGGCGCAGCAAGAGCAATGGGTGGACGAGTTGCAAATCCTCTATCACTAGTTGAGCAGCAATTTTCAACTCTGTCTGCACTAAAGATTGGAACACCAAATGCAAAGGGTCTTGTTCCTGTTGATCTTGGTGGAGGAGTAACATTTTTTGTACATCAAAAGAAGGTTGCAAGTTTTAAGAAAGAACTTATTAAGAATGAAGAGTTCCAACGTGCAAGAGGAGATTCTCCAGATGATATTCTAAGAACTGTTCGGGCTGCAATATCTAAGCCAGACAGAAAACTGGTTGGCAATGTCCTTACTCCATCAAGACTTAAGAGCATTACTCCGTATGGGCAAGGAACAAGAACTAGAGCCGTTCCAAAAGAAGTTACATCACGCAGAAAACTTTACAAGAATAGCCCAGAGTATCAAGCACTTGTTGCAGAGCATGAAGCAGAGATTTCATATCTTAAGAGCATTGCAGGCGGACCAAATGCCTATGGATTAACCCTAGATGATCTTATTACAGTATCAAGAGGTTCTAGAAGAGGAAAAGAAGATTTTAGTTATGCTCCAGCATTTAGCCATAGACAAAAGGCAGACTCTCAATTATTTAATGCAACAACAAGAAATAGACCATCTAACATTTTTGAAGAGCACACATTCTTAAATAAGTTCTTTGAAGAAAACAAGGGAATTATTGGTGGAATTCACGTAGCAAGAAGAGACCAGGCAGAAACAATGGTTGCAGCCCTTTCTGCAATGCAGAATAAATCTGGATCTCAAAAGGTTGCTCAGGCAATATTTGAAAGAAGACTTGCTACTGGATTCTATGATGCAGGTGGAAAAAACTTTGGAAGAAAGTCTAGCCAGTACTCACTACTAAAGAGTTCTGGTATGACAAAGGAAGATATTAGTTCTCTACCAGGAGTTCCAGGGTACATGGCAGGAATTGCTGCAGTACCAAAGAATCCACTATTCCTAGGTATGCCATTGACTGCAAAGCAGGTTGCCGTAAAGAGAGATCAGCAGTCATTAATGCAGCAGATCAGTGCTGGTGTAGAGAAGAGTCGTTTTGCTGGATTGCCAACAACTACATACGGAGAGCAAGTCTCTGCAACTATTGGACACTCATTCCCAGTGCCTGGTGTTGGAGGAATTTATAAGAATGGTGCAGGAGAGTCTGTATTTGTAAAGCCAGTTCTAGATGAGGTTGCAGCCCTTGCAGAAATGAGAGCAACGACGATTGCAAGAGAGGCTCATGGCCTACAAGCACCAAAGCAGACAATTAAAGTAATGATTGATCCAACTGATCCACAAAAGAAGAGAAGGCTTCTTGTATTAGAATCTCCAGTTGAAGAGCAATTTGCAAGCATGACTGGTAAGTTTACAAAGGATGAGTATATTAAACAATTAGTGGCATCATCACTTCGTGGAGACAAAGACTTGCAAATGTCTAATCTTTCAGGAAATGTTCTTGCAGACGTTGGAACAGCGGGAGTCTTTGAGAGAGCATCGGGCGTAAGAGTTTATGCAGACAGCATGCCGTCAATGGCAGATCAGGCAAAGATTAACCTTCTTGGTGTAAAGGGAGGAGCAAAAAGATTCTTTGCAGAGTCAACATTAGATGTTGCTAGAAGCATGACTCCTACTCAATACCATGCAGCAATGATAAGAGAAATTGAAGAAACACTTCCTAGATTGAGAAAATCAATTGCGGGAATGGGTCTTGATCCAAAAGAACAAGAAATTTATAACCGAATGATCCTACGCCTTGAAGAAGGTAAAAACGTTAACTGGGCAGAGTATCATGCAGTCCACTCATCTGTAGTTCCACAAGTTAAGAAGCCTTTATCTGCAGCACAAATTCTTAAGCAAAAACAAGATAGAGACCAAAGAGAGCGTCAGTCTGGTCATGCTAATACAACTCCTTATTATTACAATAAGGGAGTGTTCTCTGTTCCTGGAACAGGAAACAAGGATACTGTTCCTGCAATGCTCACACCTGGAGAAGCGGTTATTCCAAAAGACATGGCTCAAAAGTATGCACCGCTTGTTGACGGAATTATTGATGATAAGATTCCAGGTCACATAACTGGAAAGAAAACTGGAGTCCCCCGTCCACTTCCTAATCAAAACTTTGATGGACCATCACCAGTCAGACCTAACTGGCGAGGAAGAATAAATCGTGCTCAACGTTATGCAGCACCTATAGTCTCAAGGGCTGCAGAAAGAGCAGCAGCAAGAATGGCTGCAGCAACAGCAGCATCTGTTCGTGGAATGGAAGCACTTGCAAAGACAGCAGTTAAGACAGCAGGCGGGGTTAAGGTTCTAAATACTAGAACTCAAAACCTATCTACCAGTTTTGCAGAAGCAGATAAGACACGTGGTTTCCGTGGATTTATGAGTGGTTATGGTCGGGTACCAGATCAAATAGTTGACCAAGAAACAAAACAATTAAGAAAAGCAACTGTAGAAGAACGCACTAATATGCGTACAGACAAGAGAATGCAGACCAGCCAAAGAATGATGGGTGTTGGCATGGCTGCCATGATGGTTCCTATGGTTGCTAGTGCATATGCTCAAAAGAATGAAGAAAGTTGGGTAGCAAAGAATATGACAGCGATCATGGGAGCATCTATGCTACCTATGATTCTTCCAATGCTTAATAGCCCATTAAAACTTCTACTAGCATCTGCTGCTGGCTTGGCTGCTATATTTAAGATGCAGTCTTCAACAATTAAGAAAAATATTATTGAAGGTGAAAAACAAGCAAAGTCTATGACGATGACAACCAGCAGACTTGAAGAACTTGGAAAGATCACTAATACTGTTTCAGTTACACAGATTGCTGATGCAAAAAGAAAAGCAAGAAATATGGACATTGTTCCAGTCAGCATGGAGTTTGGAAATAATGTTCTAGAGCAAAGCGATTTTGGTAAAAATCTTAAAACATCTTTTGAACAAACAGTAAAAGATTTTGGAACTGGTCCTGCAGTTGACTCACTAGTAAGCCAACTTGGAACTGCTGTTTCTCAGGGAGTTCTAACTGTGGTACAGGCAGAATCAATTGCGGTTGCACTTACTAGAAACCTCAAAGACGCAAAACTTGAACTTGATGTAAGAGGAAGATTAATTGAACTTCTTGGTCCTAATGGAGAGAACCTCACCACGAATGGACTAAAGGTTCAACTTGACCTAATAGCAACCAATACCCGTCTGCAGGATGCTGCTCTTGGAAATCTGAACAAGGTTGCAGACAGACAACGTGGAATAGATCTAGGCGAGGCTGGTCAACTTGGAGTAGGAGCAATTGGTGGAGGTTATGTAGCAGCACGTGCAGGTATGCAGGCTACTGCAATGATGGGTGCAATATCAAATGCTGGTGCAATCGCTGCTGCGGAAGCAAAGGTTGCAAAGGTTGCATCAGATGCATCAAAGGTAAGCAAGGCACTTACAATTGCAAGAAATGTTAGAGTTGGAACACAACTTGCTTCAGGAGCAACTGCAGCAACTGGTGCTGGAGCAATTCCTGGATTAGTTGGTTTAGCAATCTCTACAGTTGTATTCGGTGGAATTGAAACAGGAATTAGAATGTGGCAGAAGGGCAAAGAAAAGGCTGCCATAGGTAAGGCTGCTGGTATTGTTCAGGGCATAGTATCTCAAAACCTTGCAGCGTCACAGGGAAGTATTGATGCATTAACTTCACAGTATGATACAGCAATTGCAAATCTAGAACTTAAGAAGAAGACGCTAAAAACAGAACAAGAGCGTGCTGCTGTAGACCAAGAGATTTTAGCATTACAAGATAAAAAGACTTCTGGACTTAAAACACTAAGAGAAACTCAAGGGAATATACTACAGAGCGCTGTCACTAGTTATCAAGGTGTAAGTGGTCCGACTATAGGAGAAAGACTAAGCCCACTTGGTTCTGGTCGTGGACAAGTTCGTGATAAGTACATGGAAGCATTCTCTACTGCAATGCAAGAAAAGTTTAAAGATAATGCAGCACTTAAAGCACAGGCTAGTGCTTTGCAGAGTGAGTTAGATGATATTGGTAATGACGAAGTAACACTTCAGATATCAACATTAGTAACATCTGATGTTTTAACACCAAATGAAGCCTCTATTATGCTTAAGACTTTAACTGCTACAGGTGGAGATATTACTAAAAATCTTCAGTCAATTGTTTCTGTTCAGGGCACCGAGGGACTTCAGAGACTATCTACACTCCTGACACTGATTCCAGATGAAACTAATCAAAGAAATTTAGTGATAGCAGTTAAGCAAATGAATAAAGCAGATTCAGATGCAACATATTCAGCAATTGAAGAACTTGCAAAAATTCCAGACTTTATTGGTATTGACCTAAGTCTTGAAACAGATAGTAATGATATTGCAAACCTTAAGAAAACAGGTAAAGAGATTGCTGCTCTTAAAAAGCAATTCCCTAATGGCCAAGTAGATCTTAAGGCATTAATCAAAATGCAACAAGAAGGTGGTGGCCCAGGAAAGAACTTAACTCTAGACTCTGCTATCAGAGACTGGAAGGAAATAGAAAAACTTCCTAAAGAGTTACAGTTCCAGGCAATCTTTACAATGGCATCTATTGAAGTTAGCGATAGTTTTGATGCTATGTTAAAGACAGAACTAGATGCGGCGTTTGAAAAGGCAAATCCAAAGTATGCTGGACAGCAGATGTTTGGAAGCAAAGAAAGCATGAGAACCTTTAATAGACAACAAAAACTTGATCGTGAAATGTTTACAACTGATCCAAAAAATATTGAGGCAGCAAGAAAAGCAGCAATGGACAAGTTTAGAACACAGATATTTGGCGTTGCAACACCAACAACTACTAACAATAATAGCAATAATAATGCAAATGCTAACAAGACAAAGAGAGATGATTCATTCTTAATGGATCTTGCTCAAAGACTAAAGATTGTAAAGGATTCTTCAATTGATGCACTAAATCCTCTAAAGTCTATTAAGAAGTTCCTTGGCGGAGATCTTGGTGGTAAAGGTGGAGGCAGTGTTGCAAGCAATAAGTCGCTTGATAAACAACTAGGCGCCATTCAAGCAATTGATAAACTTGCTCTTGACGGAAACATTAGAGGTTTGTCAGATGACTTCCGTGAAATTCTAGTAAACATGGATCCAGAACAATTTGTCTTGTGGTCAAAGACATTGTTTAAGGTTGGCAAAGATGGAAGAATCTCAGGACTTACAGAAGACTTTATTAATATTAATAGTGCATTTAGAACAGCAACTATTGGTGAATATATTGAGGATGAGAAGAAGGCTGTTGATGAAATTCGTGACAGAGTTAATGCATACTACTCACTAATATCATTATCTAGAGAGTATGGCTTTACTATAGCAGAAACAAACGATCTTATGAAAAACCAGTCATTTGTTGCTGATATTGCAAATGGAGTTCAATACTCAAAGGATGAACTTGCAGGCTTAATTGAAATAAATAAGCAGGGTGCAGCGCTAAGAGCCAAAGAGGGAGTAGTAAATCAGGCACAAGAAACAAATAAGATTCAAATGCAAATAGATGCATTTAAGAAATTAAAAAATGAGGGTATTGCATATGAAACAATCCTTCAAATAATTTCTAAATCAGAATGGGTAGAAGGAGTGCTTTCCTCTACTGGTAAAATAAAAGATGAGTTCCCTCAACTTATTAAGTCTGCAGAAGACTATAAGAAAGTATTGTTTGAATTACAACAAATGCAAGAATCTAAGTCAACAAAATTAGATCAAAAGTTTGCAGCAGAAGCAGCAAGAATTAACTTGGCATCACAGTCTGCCTTTAGAACAGCAAATAAAATGTCAGTTGAACAGTATAACCTTGTTACTAAGGAGAAGGAAGCGCTTCAGCAAACCTATCAAGACCAGATTGACGATTACAACGATGGGCTTTCTGCTATTGAGAAACTTGAAACATCTGTCAATGATAAGTATGATGATAAGATTAAGTTAATTGATGCTCAGGCTAAGGCTTTAGACGATGTTCTTTCTATTAATGAAGACATTGCAGCACAGCAGCAAAACCAACTAACACTTGCTGATGCTCTTACTCAAGGAGATATTTCTGCAGCAGCACAGGCAGCAGCAGAATATTCTGCACAGCAGGCAGAGGTTGCATCAAGAAGTGCTGGAGATGCTCTTGATGAACAAAGATCTGCAATGGAAATTGCTAGACAAAAAGAAATTGATAATCTTACAACAAAGATTAATGGAAAAGACTATACAAGAAAGCAGTTAACTGATGAGATTGCAAGAGTTCAAGAAACACTTATTGCCCCTCTTGAGAAAGAGATTGAAGCAAGAAATAAGTTAGTTGCTGCACACGAACTCTCTGTTGAAAAACAATTAAAGTATGTTGAACTTCAGGGAATGACTGCTGAAGAATGGGGGACTGTTAAGGATGCAGTTGCTGCACTCAATGATGCTTATGATGCACAGATACTAGACATTGATAAAATGGCAACATCAGTTACAGGAGTTGCTACTGCATGGGGAACAGTGTCAAAGGGAATTACAGATGCTGGATTAAAGATAGGAACATACCCAGATCCTGATGCAGAAGCAAAGGCTAAAGCCGCTGCTGAAAAGGCAGAAAAAGAAAGACTTGCAAAAATTGCTGAAGAAGACGCAAAGAAAAGACAAACAAATACAGATCCAAATAGAAAGGGATCATTTGCAGAAGGTCTTGGCAAAAATGACTGGCTAAGAAGTATGTCCCTTTCTTCACAGCAATCAATTTTAAAGAGCATGGGATACTATGCAGAAGGTGGATTTGTTGCAAGAGGAACAGACACAGTTCCTGCTATGCTGACACCTGGTGAGTTTATAGTAAAGAAAAATGTTGCTGATCAATATGGAGCAATGCTTCAGTCATTAAATAATGGAACATACAAGTCTCTTCAGGCTCCAACATATTCTGCAATGGATAATAATACTACTAGTGTTGGAGCAGGATCTTCAACAATGGTAGCGGATAACTCCAGCAGGGTGTATAATTACAATGTAGGAATTAGCGTAAATAATACAAGTGCTAGTGCAGATGACATTGCCAAGGTAGTAATGGCAGAGATTAAGTATATTGATTCACAAAGACTTAGAGGGCAGAGATAATGGCAACAGCAGACTATATGACGGGTAGAAAACGGTATCAGAGACCGCAGGGTATCCTTTGGTCTAATAACGCAGGAACGCTCTCAGAAGGCCTCTACGTGCCTACAGGGTATGAAATTGGGGCAGAGATTGAGGCAGGCACAAACGCATCTCTAGTAGATCAGTTCCTAGTATTATCTGACCATAATCGTAGTGAGATAAGATTTACCCCTAAAAGACTAGAGCAACGCCAAAGAACAATTAATGGTCGCATGCGCTCATACCATATTGCAGATAAACTTGAAATTTCTTGGTCTTGGGATAATCTTCCTTCAAGATCTCATAGCCAGTCGCCAGAATTTGATGAGAACGGTAAACCATCTTTATCACTACAAAATGCTACTAGAAATGCAGAAGGTACAACATATTCTGCAGCAAATGAATATACTGCAGACGGTGGTGCTGGTGGAGTAGACATTCTAGATTGGTATGAAACACACACAGGACCATTCTGGATGTATCTAGCATATGATAAGTATAGCAATTTTGGACCAACAGTAGAAGATGCAAACGCTGCGTATAAACATCTTGGTCAATATAATCAAGTTATTCAGGTTTATATTGCAGACTTTAACTATACTGTTGTAAAGCGTGGTGGAAGCAACCATGATCTTTGGAATATTTCAGTAACGCTGGAAGAGGTTTAATGTGTTTGTAAGTAGTGATTTAAAGACACACCTAGAGTCTTCTTCAACAGTTCAGTTGCAGTCTTTAGTACTGGCTGAGTGGAATATGAATATGCCAGATAATATTTTTAAAATTGGTAACTATAGGTATAGACCACAAGGCAATGATATTAAGTTTAAGACTTTGCCAAATAATTTTGATCAATTGGATATTGGATATACTTCAGTAGAGACAGTTAACGAAGGAAAGACAACACTACTTGCAAAAGATAACAAGGAGTATGTCTTCACTGGAACAAAAATTCATAATGTTCCATATCAGGTAGTTCTTCCAGTAGTAAGCACTCTTGGCCTAGGAATTACATATACCATACATAATTCAAGTTCACAAGAAATTTTAATTAAAACCTCTGGACTGAATACTATATTTTCTATGCCAGCAGAAACATCTGCACAGTTTGTTGTTAAACTAATAACAGGAACAGGGATTGAGTCTTGGAAATCATACTTTGTTTCAACAAATGATGTTTTTGGCATAAATGGATATTATACAAAAGCAACAGATGCAGATACAACTGTTGACAATGGTTATACAAATTCTGGATACCCACAACTATTCTATTCTAAAAAAGAAAAGATGAAGATGCTTTATTCTCTTGAGGATTGCATCAAGCCATTTAGACCAAGATCTGGAATCAATAAACTGTTATATTTTCCAGGAAATTTTGTTCATAACTCAAATGAATCAATGTCTCAAAGACCTAGATACTACATGTCGTCAAGATATGATGAGTTTCGTTACTGGACTTCTTACAGAACAGAAAATAATAATGAGTATGGTGTTGCAAACATTAAGGCTAATAGTCAAAACTATATTCATGATGCTGCTCCGTTTGTAGTATATAAAGACCCTGTTCCTGCAAACAGGATTGTCGTTAAGATGCAAACAAATGTAGGAAGCATTAACCTTGGACCATATGCAAGTGCATCCACATCAATTCAAGATCCTTTATATAGAGTAGATTATAAAACAACACCAGTAACCTGGAAGATTCAATACTTACAGAATAACAGTTGGGTTGATGCTCAGTCATTTAATCCATCAAGTATTAGAGATAACGGTTCACCAATAATTGGATCAGACGGCTATGTTGAATTGCAATATGGACTAATCCTTCCAAAAGAGCACAAATCACGGTTTAATTATCAGGGCACACTATCTTCATCAGCATTTCTTCCAGACTTAGCATTTGACGGTTATGCATATTTAGTAATATCTACAAGCAATACTCGTGGTGAATTCCACATCTGGAACAATCTCACAGGTGAGTATGAAACATTTACCCCACAGTATGGCTGGAAACTTGCTGAAGAAACTATTAATAATGAAAGTAGTTTTATAGAAGATGTAACTTCTCCAGTTTATTTTAATAATGAGACAGATGCTCAAAAGGTATATAGAGAATTTCAGTATATTCGTGGAATCCGCATTGTTGTAGATACTATGAATAAATTTGACTCTAGGTTTGACCTTATTGAAATGTCTCCTAGACTTGTTGTTGATATTTCTAACAAGGTTTTAGATTTTAGAATTAACAAAAGTCTTGCAGACTTAGGGTCAACATCTTTGCCAGTAGGACAGTTACTTGCATCAACTGGAGATATTTCTTTATTTGATGATGATCAAGCATTTAACCCAAACAATACATCAAGCATTATCCATAAATATATTAGAAAAAACATTAAGTTTAATTTCTATGAAAAAGTTATTAATGTTAATGGATATGACTATTTTATTCCAATTAAAACTCTTTACTCAGAAGGATTTCCGCAGGTAGATCGCAATGGTGGAACCCTATCTTTGGGTCTACGGGATATGTATTTTTACTTTGAGTCAATGCCAGCACCAAGAATGCTTGTAACTGAAGCATCTTTAAGTTATGCAATAACTCTTTTGCTTGATTATATTGGATTTACAAACTATACATTCCTAAGAGTTGCTGGAGAAAAGGATCCAATAATTCCATTTTTCTTTATTGCACCAGATCAAAATGTTGCAGAAGTGCTCAATCAGTTAGCAGTTTCAACACAAACTGCAATGTTCTTTGATGAATATAACAACTTTGTTATAATGAGTAAAGATTATATGATGCCAACTGCAGCACAAAGATCAGAAGTCTTTACGCTCTCTGGTTCTAATAATCAATCTGATACTGGGGTAATAGAAAACGCAACATCTGGAAAATTACCTAACATTATTTCTATAGCATCAGAAGACAAGAAGATTTTTAACTCTGGAAAAATTAACTATACAACTCGCTATATCCAAAGGTCTTATGGGAGTATTCGTCAGGCAAGCATGGTTGATCAAGAAAAGACCTGGATTTATAAACCTGCACTTTTGTGGGAAGTCGCAGGCACAGAAAACACTAAAACAATTAACGAGGTAGCAAGTTCACAAGGAAGTTATGTTCTAGGAGCAATGCCAATAGCATCAGACGTTCCTTCGGTTGCACCAACAGTTGTTAAAAATGAATTAACAAATAATATTATTGATCTAGGCGAAAACGTCTATTGGCTTACAAGATACACTGGACACCTATACTCTAATGGAGAAATTATTAAATACGATGCTGCAGAGTTTAGCGTAACAATTGGGCTATGGTATGACCTAAAGACTGATGGAACTATAGACTATTCAAAACAATATTTTGTAGAACCAGGAAGACTAGCCCCAGGATCTGTTATTGCTGATATTGAAGCAAAGGCTAAGGCAGATGCCGATAAGGCTAAGACAGAGGCTGATAAGGCTAAGATTCAAGCAGAAGCAAGCACAGCGATTGATCGCTGGAAGTCAACACACAGACAAGGCTCAAGCAATGTCTGGATTAGTAGTAATGAAGAATATCAAAAGTATTTTTCAGTATTGCCGTTTAACGGAAAGATCTATCCTACTGGAAGAATTAGAATTTATACCGTTCCATACTATGAAACAGTAGGTGGAATTACAAAGATGAAGAATGGTCCAGTCTTGGAGCACGGTAGAGCACAGTTTGGAACAACAATATCAAAGCACACTGCAGGCATTGACCCTTACTGGTCTAATAACGATAATGTCCGTGGATGTGCTATGAAGTCTCAGTATCTATTTACTACAGATCCAAGTCCTGTATTGCCAGCAACTGCCACTGGCACTGCGGGTGTAGATCTTGCTCGTGCAAAGCAGACAACAAGAAATAGCATCATAAGAAACTTCATGGCTATTAGTGGTAAAACAGAAACAGAAGTTAATGCATTTAGTCAAACAAGAACTGGAACAATTCAATCTTCTGCACTTGTTATGAACGGTCCATCATTTAAAACAACAGAAACTCCAATTGACTTTGTTTCATATGTGTATAAGCCACTTAACAATGCATATAAGCATTTTGGAACAAGAATGCGAATAATTGGAAAGATTGAAAATAATCAGACAAGAGGTCAAACACCTGCAGGAAGCAGTACATACTATCAAGTTACGGGATCTCTTACAGATCAAAATGTAAGCATTGCTGGAGGTTCTGGAGGTCTTGGGGTACTTCTTAATCCAGAAACAAATAACGGATACTATTTTGAGATAGTTGCGCTAACAGAAAATAACGTTGAGTCATATCTTAAAACTAATGCTGATGGGTCAGATGATGTTGTTATTCATAATGTTTTGTTTTACAAGATTAAAAAAGATAATTCTAACTCAGACGCAATTCCAGTAAAACTTTGGGGAGGATTGTCAAAGATTACTGTTGACGATGGTACCTTTACTGGGCAGTATAGAATGACAACACAAACAACTCCAACAGTTTATGATCTTTCAGTTGAGTATAAGGATATTGGAAAGACTAGAAGATTTTATCTGTATATAAATAATAATCTAGTTAAAGTGGTTGATGATACAGACCCACTTCCTATTTATAACAACATGGCATTGTTTACACGAGGCTCTTCTAGAATAATGTTTGAAAACATTTATGCATTATCTGAAAATTATTCACAAAATACTGTAGCAACAGCATCAGACACAATTGCACAAGTTTTTGGTGATGAATCAATAGACCTTAATGAGTCTTTTAGAAAATATGCAATGTCTGGAGTTGTTCAGTCAACATACCTTTCTGGAATAAGCGCACAACAACCTCCAAAATATAGTATGTACTTTGACGAGTTTGGAACCATTATGCGTGAATGTGCATATTTTGACATTAAGTATGATCGTGCATACCCAGCACTATATGCACAATTGTCTCCAACCTTTAACAGAATCAAGGGTTATACAACCTCTGGCTTCTATGCTGATTCATATGGTGCAGAGTTTATGATTTTTAACGCTACAGATAAAGCAATTGTTCTTGATGATACAAGTGGCAATTACTTAAGAATTCAGGGTATAACATTTACACAAGACACTACACATGAGTTAACTGTTGATGAATACTTTAATAAGAGATCAAGCCAGTCGGACCCAGAACTAGAAGGAACAACTGTTCTTACATCTCCCTATGTTGAAGCAGAGAAGTATAATCAGATTAAGCAAAGCAGAATGATCTATGGAAACAATGAGTTCTCAATTGATGCCCCATACATTCAAACTCAAGACTCTGCTAATAGTCTTATGGGCTGGATTATAAATAAACTAATGATACCAAAGAGATCTGTTGGTGTGAATATCTTTAGCGTACCAACATTACAACTTGGAGATATTGTTACACTTAATTATCAGGATAATGGAATTGACATGGTTTCTTCTCCTACAACTAGGTTTGTTATTTACAACATTGAATATACAAGAGACATAGATGGTCCAAGTATGACTGTCTATTTGAGTGAGGTGTAATATGGCTACAAGCAATGGAGTTATGGTTGGTGCAGATGGCAACCTGTATGAACTTTTTTCTGATGGGTCTAGAGTACTTAAAGAAGCAGGTTATCAAAAAAGAATTGATGCGATGGTTGCACAACTTAATGCAACTACCAACAATCAGTCAACATCAAAAACTGTAACTACTTCTTCTGCTCCAGCAGTATCTCCAACACCTGCAACAACTACTGCAACTGCAACAACAACGACAAAACAGGTAAAGACTGCAACTAAAGACATTATACTTTTTGATGATGGAGTTGTGCCAATAAGCATTATGGCAGATTTAATTTTTGAAGATATTGGTGGAGAAGAGTTAATAAGCATTGCTAGAAGAGATACTGTAAATGGTCAACCTATTAGTTATCAGCCTATTAGAAATCTTTCATCTATTGAACAGCAATATAACCCTAATAATATAGTTAGTCTTCAGTCAACATCAGATAAATATTTTGCTAATTTTTCAATTAAACTTGACGATAAAATTCCACTAGACGGAACAGGTCCTAATGGGGACTACGTGTACATAGATCAGTTGACAGGAAGCCTCGTTATTGAGGCTGTAAATTTAGAGCCAGATCAACAGATAGAAATTCAAATTGCCACAAGTGGTACAATATATGAGACGGATTTTAATGAGGGAGTATCTTGATAACTAATACTGGAAAGTCTATTTTAGGCAAATATCTACTTGGACAAGCACCAGCCTATGCATCTTTTATTGCTATTGGTTGTGGAGCACGACCACTAGACACCACAGATGTTCTAGGAGACTACTCAGATAAAAAGAACCTAGAGTTTGAAATGCTAAGAGTCCCCATCTCTTCTAGAGGTTTTGTTACTGAAAACGGTACTGATAAAATTGTATTTACAGCAGAGTTACCAGCAGAAGAAAGGTATGAAATTACAGAAGTAGGGGTATTTTCAGCAAAGTCTAACCCCTCTGCTGGTGCATATGATAGCAAGACAGTCTTTGCATTTACAAGTGCAGAGAACTGGAACTACCACACATCTTCTGCTGCTACTGCAATTACTTCAATCTCAACAGCCCTTGATACTGCTGATGATAATGTTATATCAACAGCATTAAAGGTTTTTCAAACAAATGCTGATAACTCAATATTTTATAAAACATCTAGAGCACTAAGGTTTGAAAGATGTAGATTTTTAAATAATACAATACTTATGCGTGGAGATGATGCAACCCTTACAGTTACAGGCGGACACTTTGTAGTTGGAACGGGCTCAAACCATATACACTACACAAAGCCAAGTTCAAACTTTTCTCAAAATTCACCAACAGATGAATTAAGATTAGCATTTTCTGTTATTAATAAAGATGGAACTTCAGGACTTGCTCCAGATACTGTTCGTATCCTTGTAGACTTTTCGTCTACCGACGCTGGAACTGGAGAGTATGCAAGGTTTGAAGCAGAGATAACAGATGGGACAGGCGAAGGTGAGTACGATCTAGAAAATAATAGATATGTTGTTGTATCAAAGCAGTTACAGGATCTATACACAAGTGCAAACTTTACGTGGGACGCTGTTAATGTTGTAAAAATTTATGTTAGCATTATTGATGGTGGAACTGTTTCAGATGATTATTATGTAGCACTTGACTCAATGAGACTAGAAAACATTGCAACAGTAAACACACTGTATGGAATGACTGGCTATTCTGTAATTCAAAACAGTACAGCAGAGTCTATCATTAAGTCCCCTAATACAAGCAACTATATTGAGTTTAGATTTTCTATTGGTGTTACATAATGGCTGAGATAATTAAAAAGGTCAAGATATCTAAGGATAACTTACCAACAATCAACAGCATAACTGGAGCCTACAGTGTGCGTTACAGAATAATCTCTGAAGACAAGAATAGAACTTCGGCCTGGTCTTCTGTCTATAGCGTAGACCCAAACTACACCTATGTTTCAGGAAAGATTAATATCTCTTCTTCAAGTGGATCAGTGCGTGTAGCCTGGGACCCAGTAACAATTAAAATTGGTGCTAATACTATTCGTCAAGCAAAAGATTATGATATTTGGGTAAAATGGAGTAAGTCTGATGGCATAGGAGACTGGAAGTATGCAGATAGAGTAGCAACTAACACTGCTACCTTAGTAGTTCCAGATACATTTTTTATTAATGGAGTTGATCAATCTGATACTCCAAACAGAATCACAGTTGAGGTATACTTAAAGGGTGATCCTATTACTAGAGAATATGATTCACTTCTTGTTTATGAACCAGCGATACATACGGTCTAATGATATAATGGAGAGATAATGGCAAAAGTACCACTACCCGAAAGAGGGCAACCGATAGATGTTACATACATCTACGAACTAGCAAAAGCAGTAAACGACCTGTCTTCTCAGGTATCGTCTACAACATTCAAGACAACAACAGTATCTGCAGGAACTGCTGGTAATCAAAATGTTAAAACCTCTGAAGCAAAATTTGTTGGAGGATATAAAGAAGTTACTACTAAGACTGATGTTGGTGTTGCACAGGAAGTCAAGTTTGACTTTTCTTATAGTGATTTTAAATATGCTCCAATTATTACGGCAACACCAATTAACGTTGATGGAACAGCAGCAGGACAGAATGTTACAGTTACCTTAACAAGCGTAACATCTACAAGAGTAGATGGAGTGGTTAGATTTAATACTGCTGGTACTGCTACCGTTGGCGTTAACATTATTGCTATCGGCATACCAAACTAATACCAAAGGATAATAAATTGATTTCTTGCAAAAAGTGCAATGGCAGAATGTTCGTTGACAGACAATATTCTAGCAGTGATCATATTGAGATTTACTGCATTAGTTGTGGCGGAAGAAAGTTTTTTCATCCACCAAGCGAAAGTAAGGAAGGCGCATGGATACTTCTAAGCGAAAAATCCAGAGCGAAGCATACAATAACGAACCTGTAATAAAGGGTAAAGTTAAAGTATGGTTTTTAAATGGGGACCTTGTAAAGGTTCATCATTCATCAAGATCAACAGGACTAGTAACCCTATACAACATAACAAAAGATAGGTTAGAGTCTTGCCTTCTTGTTGACTTTAAAAAAACTAGAGAAAGAGCATACAGTGTAGCAGAAACTGCTGTACTTGTCAATAGGCATAGGAAGTATATTCCAAGTTTAATTAAACGAGGAATTATCCCTCCACCAATTGGTGCTAGTCTAAATGGAGAAAGATCTTGGCAGGTTAGAGCGTATTACTCTGAATCGCATGTGAAAGAGATTCGTGCTATACTTGCAAGTATACATATTGGGCAACCAAGAAAAGACAAATTAATAACAAATAATATGACTCCCACAAGCCAGGAATTGACACGGCGCATGGGAGACGGTATACTTACATATACGAAGACAGAAGATGGACGATTTATTCCAGTGTGGAGTGAGTCCATTTAAAACGAAATGGGTGGATAATGGAAAACGATTCAACGAAGGTATCAGTTACTCTGGGCTATACACTTAACCTTGGTAACTTTCAGTCACTAAGACTTGATCTTGGTGTTGTAGATAGTAAGCGAGATGGCGAAAACACAGATCAGGCTTTTGAGCGTGTCTATAAGTTTGTAGAAGACAAGTTGACAGACAAGATCCGTGAGGCACAAGAAGAGGCTGCCGAAGCATAATGGCTGATCGCAAAGACCGAATGGCTTTGCTCAGTAGATTTAACAAGTTTTACCTTCAACGGTATGAGCAAAAGTCTAACATGAATCTAAATGTGGAACAGTGGGCTGCAGATGCACTCATTGAGTCCTATGGCATAGGAGAGTGCTATGATGTTTTAGAATACTATTTTTCTATTGCACAAGAGCCTAGTTGGAACTACTTTGCATATAACATGGAAAAAATTATTAATGGCAAAAAAGATGTAGAGCAAGACAAAAAAGATAGAGCAGAGCGAAGAAAATTAGCAAAGGAGTGGTTAAGTGAATAACAATACAGAGGCAAAAGTAATCTCAGCAGTATTGGAAGATAAGCAGATTCACGTACTACTTCAGGCAAATGTAGAGACACTTCTAAGAACTCATAACGATATCTGGAACTTCATTCGTTTATATTCTGAAAACAATCAGGCACTTCCTCCAGCAGATTTAGTTAGAGAGAAGTTTCGTGACTTTGAACCAGTAACAGGTATTGGCTCAACCAAGCATCATCTTGCAGAGTTGCAGACAGAATACCTTAACGATAGCCTAAAAGATATTCTTCGTAGTGCTGCTGGGGATGTTCAAACTGGTAATGGAACAGAAGCCCTTGAGCATCTTATTACAAAAACTTCAGAACTAAAAAAGAATACTGCTGCTATTCGTGATATTGATGCAACAGATCTTGAAGATGCAGTTGCATACTATGAAAGAGTAGCAAAGCAAAATGAACTTGGCGCAGTAGGTATTAAGACAGGTCTTCCAGGGTTTGACAACTATCTTCCTGCAGGAATTATGCCAGGACAACTTGGAGTATTCCTTGCTTATCCAGGTATTGGTAAGTCATGGATGGCACTTTACTTTGCAGTGCAGGCATGGAAGCAAGGCAAATCCCCAATGATTATCTCTCTTGAAATGTCTGAGACAGAAGTTCGTAACCGTGTATTTGCTATTATGGGTGAGGGTCTTTGGTCACATCGTAAGTTGTCAAACGGCGAGATAGAGATTGACATGCTTCGTAAGTGGCATGCTAACAAGGTTGAAGGTCGCCCAGAGTTCCATATCATTTCTAATGATTCAGGTGGAGAAGTTACACCTTCTGTTATTCGTGGAAAGATTGACCAGTACAAGCCTGACTTTGTTGTGGTTGACTACTTGCAGTTGATGAGTCCAAATCAAAAGGCTGATAATGAAACGGTAAAGATGAAGAATCTTTCACGTGAACTTAAACTTATGTCTATTAGCGAAGAAGTGCCTATTATCGCTATCTCATCTGCTACGCCTGACGATGTAAAGGATTTAAGCACACCTCCAACACTTGGTCAAACAGCATGGTCTAGACAGATCTCTTATGATGCTGACTGGCTTCTTGCTCTAGGTCGTGGAACAAACAGTGATATTATTGAATGTGTATTTAGAAAGAACCGTAATGGTTTTATGGGTGACTTCTTAGTGCAAGTAGACTTTGATAAGGGCTACTACAGATATAAGGACTTTGAAGATGGCAAGTAATCTTTATAGCGAAGAGCAAATTCGTAGAGTTCTTAATGGCTCTGGTATTGAAATTGAAGCAGAGTTTGGCAATGACTTTATTGTTTATTGCCCATATCACAACAATAGTAGAACTCCAGCAGGTGAGGTTGCAAAGGATAGCGGTCTTTTCTTTTGCTTTGGTTGTCAAACAACTAAGAATCTAGAAGAGTTCATAATGTTTACAACTGGAAGATCATACTTTGAAACTGCTCGTTACATTAAAAGTAAAGAGACAGAGACGAATATTGAGATTGCTGTCAATAAGGCTATGTATGCAGCACCTGACTTTGTGCAATACGACGAGGTTCTTATTAAACGTTTGAATAATCAAGCACTTGAGTCACCAAGAGCAATGAGATATTACGCTGGCAGATATATCACAGAAGACTCAGTAAAAAAGTTTTCTCTTGGGTATTCAGAAAAACAAGATATGGTCACTATACCAGTTCACTCTCCAGACGGAATGACAATTGGTTTTGTTGGAAGATCTGTTGAAGGAAAAGAATTTAAGAACACACCTGGGCTACCAAAGTCCAAGATACTTTTTAACTTGCATAGAGTTAAGACTTCTAGTATTATATATGTAGTGGAATCATCATTTGATGCTATCCGCTTAGACCAAGTAGGTTTCCCAGCAGTTGCAACACTGGGTGCTAATGTTTCTGCATCGCAGATTAAACTATTAGAAAAGTACTTCAATAACGTTGTACTTGTTGCAGACAATGACGAGGCTGGCGCTATTATGAAAGATAAGTTAATTGAAAAACTTGGATCTCTAGTCAGCGTAGTTACCATAGATAAAAAATACAAAGACATTGGCGATATGGATGATAGCGCAATCAGGAGCATAGAGTTCCAGTTTGACAAATCTATCTCGTCTATGCTAAACTAATATAAACAACACGAAGGAGAAAATATGAGCGTAGTAAAGGGACTTAAGAATATCAATGCCCTGCTTGACAAGCCAAAGTATGACGAAAACTCACCAAAGGTTAAGTGGCTTAAACTTGCCGATGGTCAATCAGTAAAGATTCGCTTTATTGAAGAACTAGATGAAGACTCAGCAAATTATAACGAAGGTCGTGGACTTGCACTAGTTGTTAAGGAACACACAAATCCAAAGGACTACAAGCGTAAGGCTGTAGATACAATGGAATCAGAAGGTCGTGACTGGGCGGAAGAAATGCACCGCAAGGATCCAAAGGCTGGATGGCGTGGTCGTCTTCGTTTCTATTGCAACGTACTTGTAGATGATGGCATTGAAGCACCGTATGTGGCTATTTGGTCAATGGGTGTTAGCAAGCAATCTGCATTTAACACAATTCGTGAGTATGCTCTTGAAACAGGGAGCATCTCAAACCTTGTATGGAAGGTAAAGCGTAACGGTCAGGGAACTGAAACAAGTTACACACTCATTCCATCTGCACCAGATAAGGAGCCTTTTGATTGGTCTGGCACAGAGCCATTCCCACTAGAGGCAGCACTCAAGAAGATTCCTTATGCTGAACAGGAAGCATTCTATTTGGGCTTTGATGGTCCAAGCACCTCGTCTGCAACAAATACAGACTGGTAATAGATGAACTACGCAGGCTTACACGTACACACACACTACTCATTATTTGATGGTGTGGCTACTCCAGAAGAATATATTGACCGAGCAGTTGAACTTGGTATGCCAGCATTGGCTATCACAGATCACGGAACCTTATCTGGGCATCGGGAACTGTACCGAATTGCAAAAGCAAAAGGTGTAAAG